TTCACTAGGAGGATCAGCAGTGCCTGTTACAGTTGTTCAAGCAGAAGCTGTGTTAGACGAGACAAGTAAAGCAATCCAATCAGAAGGATGGCACTTTAACACAGAGCATGAATATACACTTACCCCCGACTCCTCTACATCTAAGATTGTATTACCTAGCAGTACGCTAAAGGTTGATCTAGACCCAAAAGTTTACACAGACTCTGATCCTGTGCAAAGAGGATTTACTTTGTATGATCGTAAGAACCATACAGATATATGGACCAAAGAGGTTAAAGCCTCTATTACTTGGGACTTAGATTTTACAGAACTCCCTGAACAATTTAGACATTACATAACAGTTAAAGCAGCTAGGATATTCGCTAACCGTTTATTGGGTAGTAGAGAGATAGAAGGTTTTGCTTTGAGAGATGAGATAGAAGCTAAAGCTAGAGCTGTAGACAGTGACTCAGAGAATGCAGACAGAACTATCTTCGATAATTACAGCGTGTTAAGAGTACTTGATCGATAGAGATGCCGTTGCTAGTAAACAGTGTACCTAACTTAGCTCAAGGTGTCTCTCAACAACCTGATAACTTACGCTTTTCAGGACAATGTGATGAACAGATCAATGCGTGGGCTACTGTTGTAGAAGGACTTGTTAAACGACCTAATACAAGGCACGTAGATAAATTATTCACTCGTCCAATTAACGATGACTCCTATGTGCAATACATAGACAGAGATGAGAACAATAGGTTTGCTTGTGTGTTAGAGAATAAAGTATCCGTTTGTGCAGTCTCTCTTTTCAATTTAAACACAGGTAGTCCTATTGTATCTCTTTATGTCTCACCTAACGCACAGACATATTTAAACGGTATAACAAATCCTAGAGAGAATGTTAAAGCGTTAACTGTTGCTGACTATACATTCATAGCGAACAAAGAACAGACAATATCGTTAGGTAGTACAACAAGTGCAGCTCTTGCTTACGAAGCTTTAGTATTTGTTAAGTTAGGAGACTACGATAAGCAATACGCTGTACACACTATCTTTGCAGGAACAGACGGTGAGTTTGATACTGGCGATGATGTAGAACAAGCTTTTGATATTCTTAGCGGAGACGGAGTAGCGGGCAGAGGGAGCGATGCGGATACTATTACGATAGCTACACAGTTGTACGACATACTAAACAACGGTGGTACTGCTGACTTTGTAGCTTCTGCAACTGTTGCACACGCTGGTAATAACTACGACCCTGCTAATCCACCTGCTGTTACTATTAGTGGTGGAGGAGGCTCAGGGGCTACAGCTATTGCTGCTGTTAGTACGGGAGGTGCTGTCACTGAAGTTATTATAACAAACGGAGGTAGTAATTATTCGTCTACACCTAGTATAACTATAGCCTTACCACCGTCAGGAGGAAATAGAGCACTAGCTAATGCTGTATTAGGCACTTTAGCAGCTTTCAACGGCACGGTAGTAAGAGAAGATGCTGTTATAAAACTAACAGCTACTGAAGACTTTAGGATACATACCAATGACGGATTAGCTGACCAAGGTTTAGGTTTAGTATATAAAGAAGTATCTAATATTACAGACTTACCAGCTAAAGCGTTTAATAACTTTCGAGTAAAAGTAAAAGGAGACACAGAGCTAGTACAAGATGACTACTATGTAAAGTTTCAAACGAAAGACGATAATGATGAAGATACAAACAATTTCGGAGAAGGTACTTGGATAGAAGATATAGGATACGGTGTAAAGGTAAGCATCAATGCTACAACCATGCCTTTACAGCTCAAACCTAACGATACTTCTTTTAACACTTGGACTTTAGATACAGCTACTTGGGGAAACAGAACAGTTGGAGATGACGATACAAACCCTGCTCCTACTTTTGTAGGTTCTAAGATAAACGACATATTCTTCTACAAGAACAGGTTAGGACTTTTAACAAACAATAGTATAATATTTTCTGAGGCAGATGGGTACTTTAACTTTTGGCGTTCCACTGTTTTATCTCTGTTAGATTCTGCTCCTATAGATGTAGGAGTAAGTCACACAAAGATAGCAATATTGCAACACGCTATTCCCTTTCAAGAGAAGCTACTTATCTTTTCTAACAGTACTCAGTTTGTACTTAGAGGTGCTGATTTATTAACACCTAAGACTGTTAGTATTACACCAGCAACTGAGTACAATTCTTCAGAGACTATAAAACCTTTGGTTCTTAATAACTATGTATACTTTAATTTCACCAGAAATAGTTTTGAAGGATTAACAGAATACTATATAGATAACGATACTTCGGTGTTTGATTCGGCTGAACTTACATCACACGTGCCTACTTATATACCTTCAAAGATAGAGTTGATGGTAGGCACAGCTGTGGAGAACTTAGTAGTTGCAGTGAGTAACGACAGAACGACATTATATGTTTACAAGTACTTTTGGCAGAACAAAGAAAAGATTCAATCAGCTTGGCAGAAGTTTACTTTTGCTAGGTCTATCGTAAGCTTGGGTTTTATTGAGTCTAATCTATATCTTATAACGAAAGACTCCAACGCTACTTATTTAGATAAGCTACCTATGGAGAATGATCTGCAAGACTCTAACGGATATACTATATTGTTAGACAGCAGAATAGAGCACAAGGTAGATGAGCTTAGTAATACATTAAGCATCAGTTACGATGGAGTCACGACTGCAACTACAATCAGCGGTTTTCCTTATGATCCTGTAGGTGTAGAGGTGTACGGTAAAAACGGACATAAGTACACTTTTACAAGGACATCTGCTACGGAAGGAACAGTAAGCGGTAACCTTACAGGTGTAGACTTCTTTGTTGGTTTGCCTTATGATATGTTGTACAAGTTCTCCGATCAAACACTCAAGCAACCTACTGAAAGAGGAGGACGCAGTGCTAGTAATTACACCTTCCAAACAATCCGTAGCGGTAGTCTTAACTATGCAGATAGCGGACACTTCACTGTAGAAGTAACACCTAAGTTTAGGGACACATATACCTACGCTTTTAACCCTGACACTTTAGGAGCTAATTTATTACTTAATAGTTTTACACCTCAAAGCGGTCACTTTAGATTTCCTGTTCAATCAAAACCAGAAGAAGCTACTATAGAAGTAAAGAGTAGTTCTGCCTTGCCTTGTAAGATATTAGCAGCAGAGTTTGAATCCATGATGATACCAAGGAGTAGAAGATATGGAAGTTAAGATAGAACCTAGCATGGCAGACCTTGATGCTCCTATGTTATATGAGGACTTACGGGAAGAAGATATGATGGAGTGTATCGGATTAATGCACCACCCTAGAGACGCTGTGTACGGATCATTTGAATCAAGTAGTAAGTGCTATAGCGTCAAGACAGATCAAGACGGACTATTAGCTTGCTTTGGAGTAAGTCCTAGAGATAACATCGGAGTTTGTTGGTTGCTAGGTACGAGAAACTTTTATAAGATAAAGAAGAAGTTTGTTAAAGAATCACAGATGTGGATAGACGATTTAATGGGAGACTTTGACTACTTAACAAACTATATCATGGAAGCTAACACACTAAGTATGAGATGGTTAAAATGGTTGGGTGCTACTTTTGAAGATTGCAATATCCCTGGTTATAAGTCATTTAAGATAGAGAGGAAATAATATGTGTTTACCATTAGCAGCAATAGGAGCAATAGCAGGTGTAGCATCAGCAGGTGTAGGGTATATAGGGCAAAGACAGCAAGCTAAAGCACAAGCAGCGTATCAAGCACAGTCTATAGCAGCATCTCAAAGGAAAGCAGGTTTTCAAAGGACATCTCAGCTATTAGAATCTCAGCAGAAGCAAATGGCTTTAGCTCAGGAGACAGGTAAAATAACTAAAGCAGCTCAAGAAAGACTTGCTAGTGCTACTGTATCAGCAGGTGAAGCAGGTGTGTCAGGTCTTTCAGTGCAAGCTTTAATGGATGACTATGTTAGGCAACAAGCAGGGTTACAAGCAGCTGTTACTACTCAAGAAAAACTTTACGGTCTACAGACTGGCATGAGCCTACAACAAATCGGATTAGCTTCTCAACAAGAGATATTAGGACTTAGTCAACCTATAAATAGACCTAGCTTATTAGTATCAGGGTTACAAGCTGTTAGCGGTGGACTTAGTGGATATGCGGCAGGTCAAGATATTAGCAGTAGGATGGGATCACCGTCTACTATAGATATAGGAGGAGGACAGGTTTCTAGGTATATGCCCAAGACAGATCAATATAGCATTTAATTATGGCAGAACGAGTACAAGTACAAGGATTAGGTGAAGCACCTACAGTTCAACCTGTTGACCTTCCCAGCTATCAATACGGAATAGGTCAGCGTAGAGCTGGTAGGAATAAGTTGATGGACCTTGCTGATGCTTTGTCACAGGTTAATCCTATCCTTTCTCAGTACTCTCAAATTAGACAATTCAAAAGAGAGGAAGCTATAGCAGCAGGGCAGCAGTTTTTAACAGAACAACCTGAACAAGCAGTAGCTACACTAGAGGCTGGATTAGGTAAAACTAAAAGAGAACTTAGGAAGTTAGCAGATCAAGGAATTATAGATGAAAGATCGAATCCTGATTTTTTGTTAGGAATTAGAGCAGCCAAAGGGAAAAATTTAGCAAGGCAATTTAGGACTGAGTTACTAACTAATCCTGAAGCTTTAAACCAAGAAGACCCTAATGCTTATATCCAAGGAAGGATTTCTGAATTTTTTAATAGACCTGAGATAGCTGACAGTGAGTACACTAAGACACAAGTACAACCTCTTTTAGAATCTATCACTAATGAATATGTAGGACAAGCAACGCGTATTCAACAGGACATAGAGATTGCTAGAGGTAAAACTGATTGGATTGAATCTACGCAGGACTCTGTTGAAGATTGGAAAGATAATAAAATTGATTTATTTAGCCCTACTTTTTCTGCTTGGTTGAACGACGGAGCTGGTAATTTTAAAGGTAGTAATAAATACGCTTTAGATAATTTGTTTAAACCTGCCATCATGGATTTAGTAGAGTCAGGAGATATTTCAACCGCTATACAAAAAACAGGCGAACTTAAAGCTTGGATTGTTAACAAAGATACAGGAGCTAAATTTATAAACGCAGAGCTTCAAGATGATTTAGATAACTTTGAAGTTACAATTCTTAATCAATCTACTTATTTTCAAAAGAAAGCCACGGAAGCGTATAACACGCGAAAGGATAATATAACAAAACCTTTTATAGCTGAGTTTCGAAGAAACTTAAACGATGGTGTCACTATTACTGATTCGTTACTTAAAGATTGGTCTAATAGATTAAGAGAGGAGGGTCTAAAAGGAAGCGTTAACTCTTTTGATATTGAAGAGACTATTCTATCTATGCGTGAGTTATCTAAAAAAACTTATAACAGTGCGAATAATGATGTTGAAACAGACCCTGAAGTATGGAGTATGTTACAATCAGATTTAGACAAAGGAATAGATATTCAAAATGACTTAGACAACGCAGTTGAACAAGATTTATTAGATTTTGAAGACTTTAAAACATTACAAAAATTAAACGGAGATAGCGATAGGTTTCAAAAAGAGATAATGGAACTAGCTTCTGTTAAGCAGTACACACAACTATTTGAGAATCAATATAAAGATACTACTTTAAGAAGTGATATACCAGGATTCGTACCTGCTTCCACAAACGCTATTAAGGATATAACAGAATATGACGCTCACCCTAACGCTTTACAAAGTTTAAAAATTAAAGGGACTAGAGAGTGGAGAAGCGAATT